GAGGAAACTTGACCCCTGAACCCCTGCCATCTGGTCTCAAACAGTCGTTTGATTCCTCACTTCTCGCCTTCTCAGGGAGTGGCACCCGGTCGATGTGGCTGCCTTCGCCGACTCCATAGCGGAAATCGTCGATCATATTACTGACCTCAGTAGAATGATCGTCCTCGATCATATTCCCGACGTCAGGAAAATGATCTTTGTTTTGGTTATCGGTCATAAGTGGGTGGTTTCGTGTGGTTTGTAGGTCGTTATCGCATACGCACCCATCGTGTCCGCAGTGTCGGCACTGTCCACTCATGGTTCGTTCGGGGTTAGAGATTGGAGTACTTCGTCGGCGATCTTCACTGCATTTGCTACGGGGGCTGGATATTCGGGTTGCGGAACTCCAAGCTCATTCTTGATGCTCCGCAACGCCTCAGCCAGCCTGTCCCGCTGCTCCAAAGTAATCTCAAACTTTTGTGCAAGCTCATTGTTATAAACATCGCCTGATTTGAGTGTTTCCTTGTGTTGGTTGAGCATGAGTTCAAGATTCATAATCCTTTTCGCTGGTTCTTCGTAGCCAGTTCCAAGGCAGTCGGGACAATCGTAGTAGTGTCCTTGGTGGTGGGCATCCCCCGTCCCGTTGCATTCTTCACAAGGTTTTAGCTTAAATAATTCACTCATGGTTCGTTCGGGGTTAGGGATTGGAGAGCTTGATTTATACTATTTTCAATTTGCATCCATACGTCAAAAGCTGCGTTCTCTCGTTCTTCAAAAGGTAATCTCCAATAGTCATGGGGTTTTTCACCTTTTCGATAAGCCATAATATTTCGCAATACATCCGCCAGTCTGTCCCGCTGCTCGGTGACTTCATCCAGCGCATACACGCAACGCATAGTCGCGGCGATCAGTCCAGCGTCTCCCCACAATTCGCTGTCGGGATGGCCGCGCAATTCTATGCGTAGCTTTTTTTCGATTACATCTCGTTGCTTGGTTACGGTGATGATTTCAGACTGCACTTTTTTGGCGTAGTCCCAGATCGTTCCGTCGGGGTCCATCATCTCGCATCCAAGGTCTTTGTTTTGCTGGATGTATTTCGCTTTCCATTGATCCCGCTGCTCGGTGAGTCTTTTCTGGGCTGCCTGCCATGCTTCCCATGCAAGACCTTGTGGTGATAGGATGTTGCTGTTGTCGTATTTGACTGTATCCAGCCATTCTTTAAATTCTGCGTTCATGGTTCGTTCGGGTTGGTTGTTTCCATCCGCTCGATTTCGCGGTTGATATACCAAGCGGCCTTTTTCAGATCTTGGATTTCGCTGTTCTTTTCTCCAGCTCTCCAGATGTATTTGATCGCGTTCCCACGGTTGAAGTTGAAATGCTCGGTGATCCGGATGCGCTCGATCCCGCTCGGATGGCTTTTGTAGTGGGGTGGTTGGTTGACTAAATCCATTTTTTTTTTGTGTTCGTTGTTCATCTGCTGATTGCGTATCTGAGAGCCTTGCCGACCGGTGCGCGGTCGCTGAGTGAGACGTATTGACTGCCGCTGCGTGCGAGCTTGGCAAGTGCCGATCCGCAGGCACCGTGCCACGTTCCGCAGAGTTGGCGTGCCTGCTCGCGGACCGGTGAGTTCAGCTCGACGAGTCGCGCCTCGACCTCGGAGGCTGTCATGTCGCGTGGTAGGTCGTGCCAGATGCCGTAGTCGGCGAACGCTGCTTCGAGGAGTGCTTCGAGGCGCTTCGATGGACTGTGTGCGTCAACTGACTCGCTGAGTTCTGGATCGCGCCATGCGATGACTCCTGAGCGGCTGTCTTTGAGTTCGTCCGGTGTCACCCAGTCGATGAGCTGTTGCGCGAATGCAGGCAACTCGGAGCGGATGAGAGATTGCAGTTGGATCTTACCATCGGGTGTCGAGGTGTCGATCGGGAGCTTGACGCCGATGACATGCAGGAGCGCGATTTTATCAGCGAGGTCAGCGTCGAGCGGTGGGATGATCTGGAGGCTCTCCGGTGTGGAGTTGCAGCAGACCATCACGCACCAGACCGGGCGGACTGAGATCGAGGAGTGGTTGCGTTTGCGTAGCTGCACCGAGTGAGGATAGACCGACTCCTTGAACGACGCGCCGAACGCTCTGCGGTTTCGGATGTCAGTCGAGGCGACGCAGTCATCGACAAGGAGGAGTTCTGATCCGACTAGGTCGTCGTTCCAAAGCATCCCGCCTGACCATGCGGAATAGGGATTGGCTGTGCGGCCGCCGAGGGTCTGGGCAACGATCCAAGCAAGGAGGCTCTTGCCTGAGTTGATCTCACCTGCGAGAACGAGCATCGGAGATGGGATGTGGCAATGAGCGCTTACCGACTTATATCGACCGGAGAGCCAGCTCATGAAGACGGTCGTCGCCATCGGGTCAGCGAACGCTCCACCGATGATCTCGGAGATGGTCGGTGCGTCGCCTGCCATCGGTTCTGGGATCTTTGCCTCGGATGTGATAAGGATCGGGAGGTCGTTCGTATCCTTGCTAAGTCCCTGAGCATGTCCGGCGATGCTTCCGTGCCATTGAACTCCTCCGTCGAGTTCGCGGTTCTTGACGCTCTCGCGGACTGCCTGCATCAACTCCTTCGGCTCGTCGTATTGATCGCTGAGGTGGCGCGAGACCCCGGTGATGACCGGACTGAGCTTCGAGTAGGTCATGAACGACTTTCCGACGCGGACGAGATATTTGTTCGCCGGTCCGTCGTAGAACAGATCTTCCGGATCGAATGACTGCGCGGTCGATGGTGCGCGCCTGGCTGCGGCTACGGTCGCGGCGTCGCGCCAGTCATCGTCGGCTGCTGGCATCTCGGATGAATAGACCGTGCGGACCGCGTCGATGACCTCGGTGGGTTGATAGGAGCGGCGGAGCGTGCCGTCGTATGCTTGGAGGCGTGCGACTGCATCCGTCTCACTCAGCTCGGCGAACCGGCACCACCATGCGGCCTCCATGAGCCAAGTGTGGATTCCCTCGCGTGGCGGCTCTGGAAATGCGGTCTTGGTCGCCTTGAGCTTGATGGTTGACTTCTTGTCGGCTTTCGCTGCCTTCGGTAGTTCTGGATCCGCAGCTTCGACCGGCTCGAACATCGAGGAGCGGTTGAGGTCGATCCATGCGCCGGGATCGTGCGAGACGAACATCAAGCGGACTGGATCTTTGCATGCCTCGTCCATCGTTAGGTTGTGAGCGCGGAAATGGTTGCGAGCTGCGACGAACGCAGCGACGTGTTGCTCCTTGGTCTTGCAGACTGGGATTCGGGCAATGCCTTTAACTCCGGCACCAGAAGGAGAGACGAACGCAGCGACGATCCGCGGCTCGGCTTGGAGGATCTCGACGATCTCCTCGACCGTCCAGCCGACATTATCAGCGGCGTCGAAGTCGAGCTGCAAGAATCCGGAGTGGACGAATCGTCGCTCCTCGATCGCCTTCGCCCGGCGGCCTTCGCAGGTGCCGGAGATGCTGACCGCTTGCAGGTCTTTCTTGGCGACTGCATAGCCATCGTCGTCACCGGCTGCGAGCGTGCTGCGGAGTTTGGTAATCTTAGCGGAGAACTCATCGGAGCGGATCGCCTCGATGAGATCTTCCAGCGTGGTGGTCGCCATCGCGCTAGGCGAGGTCGCTGATGAGTAGTAGTCGATGGCGGTCGGTTTGTGTAGTGTTTTCATATAGTGTTTTCTAAAAGTCAGAATGACGTGTGTCGAGGTGGCGGCTGGGATTCATGCGCTGGAGAGCGCGGACTGCAAAGAGCATTCCGCTCTGCGTGTCCGATTTGTCGCGGAGTGCTTCGGCGACCGCGTCATCCACCGTCCCTGAGCAGATGATACGATAGATCAGAGTCTCGGCTGTTTGTCCAGTGCGAATGAGTCGCGCATTGGTTTGAACATAGGTTTCGTGCGAGTAGGTGAGGCTGACCCAGATCGCGATCCGGCAGGAAACTTGCAGCCCGTCGATGCCGTGGCTGAGTGATCGAGCATCGGCGACCCAGACTGGGATCTTGCCTGCCTTCCAGTCATCGAGGTCTCGCTCGTCGAACATCTTTGATCCCCGGACCTCGGCGATGACCCGGGCGCTCTCATGCTTGAACGCGCAGAGAACGAGGATCGGCTCGCCTTTGTGCCGAGCGATGATCGCTTTGAGCGTGGAGATCTTCGCGGTGTGGACTGGCAAGATGTTGCGCTCGGCATCATAGACAGCGCCGGAAGTGATCTGGAGGAGCTTATTGACCAGCACTCCGGCGGATGGTGCCGTGATCTCTCCCTCCTCGATCTCGGCGAGCATCTCCTTTTCGAGAGTCTTGTATTGCTTGCGAGCTTCGGCAGGCATGACCGCAGCGACATCGACCACGCTGGAGGCTGGCAGGTCGGACTCCTCGCCGATCAGGACTAGAGCGAGGTCTGAGAGCTTGACGTCGATCGCCTCCTTTGAGCCTGTGACCAGCTTGTAGGTGTAACCCATGTAGTCAGCCGGGTAGAAATAGGCGTCGCGGTAGCCGGTGAACGTGCGACCGAGGCGGCTGCCATCGTCGAGCATTTTGATCTGCATGAATAGGTCAAGGTAGTTGTTCGGGATCGGTGTCCCAGTCAGACCCCAGCGGCGCTCGATCGCGGCGAGGTGTTTGTGCAGAGCCTTGAAGCGTTTGGAGGCTGGATTCTTGGCGAGGCTGAGTTCGTCGATGACTAGCGTGTCCACCGGGATCTCGAAGGTCTTTGACTTCGGGAACATCTTCGGCAGGCGGCTCGGTAGCAGCTCGGAGTTGATGAGGTAGATGTCAGCGGATTGCTCGTGCCATGCCTTGAGTCCTGCGGCGGTCCGTAGGTGTGCGACTCTCATCCATCGGGTGTGCGCCCATCGCTCGACCTGCGCCGGCCATGTGATCGAGCAAACGCGGAGTGGAGCGACGATCAGCGCAGCCTTGAACTTGCCGACCGTTGCCAGCGCGTCGATCGCGGTCAGAGTGACGACGGTCTTGCCCTTGCCGGGTGAGACGAACAGCGCGGCCCGATCGTTGTCGAGCAAATGGTCGATCATCGGGAGCTGGTAGGCGAACGGCTGGAAGGTTTCGGTCATAACTTTAGCGTCATTTGTTGTTGCTCATGCTTAAGCCATCCGCAGGCCGCTTTGTGAAAGTCCTTCTTGATCTCGAAGCCGTAGCCTGAGCGATTGCACCGTGACGCGGCGATGATCGTTGAACCGCTCCCGGCGCATGGATCAATGACCACTTCGCCGGGATCAGTGAAAAGCGTTATGAGCCTTTGCAAGAGCTTTATCGGTTTCTGTGTCGGGTGTATCTTTTCACTTTCGTTATCCCTTGGCCATTCCATGGCATTAAATACCATCTTGCCGTCGTTGTTGAACTTTGGCAGCTTGTCGCGGTAGAGAATTAGCCCATATTCGCAGTTGCCCACTACACGCATATTTGCTTTCAGCACTTGGGCAGAAAAGTTTTTTGTGAAGACCAGATTGATGTAGTTCATCAGCCCGTGTTCCTTTGCTTTTTCGATGATTTCCATTTGCTGGTCGAAAGCGCAGAAGACCACCATGCAAGGTGCCGTTCCGGTTTCCTTTTTATTCTCTGGCTTAAGCATTTTTGAGCAGAAGTGCAGGAACTCAGAGATTCTAAAATCCTTGTCCGTGTCGAAAAACTCGCTATTTGCCAGCTTGCTTTCCCCGTTTGCACTGTCTCCGCCCTCATACCATGCCGGATTCGACCCGTAGGCATTCTTTCCTATGTTGTATGGGATGTCAGCAATTACCAGTTGAGCCTTCGGGATGGCGTGCCGCTTGTAGTTTTGAAAATGGTCATTGTAGATTTCATGTTTCAGTGTTTTTTCTCTCGTGTTTTCAGTGTTGTTTTGCATAGGTAAGTTTTCTTTTTTAGTTGGTTGTAATTTATGAGAAGATGATGTCGATAAGTTGCTTGCCGCGATCAATGTCGTCGCAATACGCGACCGACATTCCCTGAGATTGAAGGTCAGAGAGCCATTTTAGTTGCAGCGCGGTCGGATGCTTGCCCGGAGCTTTAAACTCGACGAACAAGCACCGACCGGAGCGGATGAACAATCGGTCCGGCTGTCCGCGTTGGTTCTGCCCAGCGAGCTTGACGATCAAGCATCCTTTGAGCTTGGCGTAGGCGCAGACGGCCTTCTCGATTGTTGATTCTCTCATCGGCTGCTGACGATTGGTTTTTTGAATGCGCGGATGCCGAAGGTTGAGGCGAGTGCCTCGACTTGATAGCCGTGTTCTTCCATGTCCTTGAGTTCGGCAAGGATCTCAGCTCGGCGTGGTTCGATCCTGACTAGCTCTGGCTCTTTTTCTGCGAGCTTGTGCAAGTCGATGACCTCGAAGTCCCACGCAAAGCGGATGCCCTCGGCGAGCTTGGTTGATGCAAGATCGGCTGATGCTTCGAGCTTCTCAGCGGTGGCTTTCTTTGCAGCGATGACCGCAGCGATGCCGCCTTCCTCAGCGGCCTCGCGAGCAGCTCTGGCGGCCTCGAATGCTTCGCGCTCGATCCGTTCCTTCTCGGCTTTGATCCGCATGACCTCCTCGGCATGGTTGTTGATGAGTTGCTTGATACGTCCTTCCTCGGCATTGATCTCGATCATGAACGCAGCGGCGGCCGCGTCGATCATCTTGCCGATGCGGTTGACCGGCTCCTTGACGAGCTTCCGACTCTTCTCGACCTCGATCCGCATCGCTGCGAGTGACCGGGTGTGGCGCTGCGCTCGTGCGCTGTCATCGTTGCTGAAGACGGTTGTGACCGCTGCTGACTTCTCAATGATAGATGCCTTGCGAGCTTCGGCCTCGGCTGAGATGGTGAGTTGGTATCCATCCCCAGCGAGGATGAGCGGCATTAGTTCGTTTGTTTCGTTCATAGTGTTTTAGTTTATTGTTTGGAGAATGGTCTGGGTGGTGAAAGGTCAATGTGGCCGGTGCAGGCGCAGCAGTTGATGAATAGCAGGCGGCAGTAAGAATGAAAGCATTTCTGGCAATGGTTGGGCGGACATTTCTTCGCGTGTGCTTGGTAAGCGCGTTCTATGATCGCTTGGCGGATGCTCAGAACGGCTCTTGGTCGGTCGGCTTGTGTGGATAGTTCCAGAGCGTCCACGGGAGGCGATTGATTAGGATCGGCGGCAGTCCCTGCCGATTCGGTCGGACCGCTAACCAGATGACATCTGGTTCGTTCGGGTCGCGCATCACGCAGAGCTGCGACTCGAAAGCTGTCAGCGCCTCGTGCCAAGTCGTCTCCTCTGTATCCGCACCGACCGGTGTCATGTTGATCGCCTCGCTGAAGGTCTGTGAGATTGCGCGGCGTTCCGCGTGTGCTGCCTTCTCCGCGATCTCTGCCTTCGGCAGTGGAGTCTTGGAGCTGATGACCAGCCCCGCTCGGCGCTTTCCCGGCGGGTCGATGCGGTCGATGGCTGCTTCGAGTTCGAGATCGTCAGCGGTTGGCATCGGTGGAGCCGGTGCTGGCTTCGGTTGTGATGCGGTGGCGGCTTTCTTGGCGGCGATGATTTCGGCGATGGTTGGCATTGGTCAGTTGGTTGGTTGGTAGTTAGGTGAGAGACGGCGGTCGCGTAGCCCGGGATACCCCAGACCCCGCCGCCTCTCGCCCAGAAAACCCCATCCCGCGTCGCGCAGGATGAGGTGAGTCTATTAGGCTCTATTAGGTTCTAGTAGTCGTCGCCACCGAGGATAGCTGACAACTCAGTGAGTGCAGCGGCCAGCGGTGCATCCTCTGCCTTGCCGTCAGCCTTTGCTTTCGGCAGCCACTTCTCGATGAGAGTTGCCACGCCTGCCTCGTCAACTTCGCCGAGGAGCTTGCCCTTGTATTTGCCGATGTGGACCATGATCGTCTCCCAGCCCGGCTCTTCGGCTTTCGCCTCTGAGTTGCCTTCGCCACCTTCGACCTCGCGGTCACGGATGCGGGTGTATTTGCCGCTCGGCTTGAGTGCCTTGTCCTTGTCCGGTGCCATGAAGCTAATATTGGCATAGGTGCGATCGTCCTTGGTTTCATGCTGGATGATGAGCTTGACGCCGTGTCCGATGAGAGCTTCGAGGTCGAACTCGCCAAGCTCTGCGGCTGTCAGTTCGCGTCCCATCAGTTTCTTGAGGTCTTTTCGCAAGGCTGCTTTCTCATTGAGTGAAGGCGTGTATCCACGCGACCAGATGCAGAAGCGTCGGTCGTTCTCTTCGTCCATGACCTCAGTCTCGAAGACGAGCCGGAACTCGTCCTTCTCGCCGTATTGTGTCACTCGTTTCTTCAGATCCGTGATGTCCACAAGAACGGCCTTGATCGGACCGTCGGTTTCTGGATGTGGGGTGAAGTTGCTGTTCTTTTTTTCGCTTAGTTTCATCGTATTTTTACTTTGTTTGGTTTGTTGTTATTTGGGGAGAGTTATGGAAGGAGTCCGAGGAAGTGTGCCGCGATGACTCCGATTGCAAAGCCGATCAGTGCGGCTGAGATGACGACCGCTGCCATTGATGGATCGCGGCGGTAGTTGGGTGACTTCGTTTCGTTGAGCGTGAGCTTCGAGAGATCGTCGATGTGGAGGCGGAGGAACTTATCAGTTCCGCGAATGAGGTCTAAATCGGTGTTGTTCATGATGTTGGTGTTGTTATTGTTGTTAAACCCCCGCGCCCTCCTCGGTCAACCGACCAAGGAAACACGCGAGGAGGGTGGGAGATTATGCAGGCACCTCGCGGACTTGTGCATCGCTGGACGTAGCCCAGAGAAAGATGGAAAGAATGCGGCGAGCTTCCTCAATGGATTTTGCTTCGCAGGTGGCGATAGAGACGTAGTCTCCTGACTTGGTTTTGGCAATTGCCTCGTAGTTTTTCATATTGGTAATTTTGTTATTGGTTAAGTCGCGTTGGCGATGTGAGAAAACTAGGCATTGCCTATGGAAAAGAAAAGCTTTTTTTTTGCATGTAGTGTAAATAGATGCAGAATCCTTTAATCTATAAAGGATTGCGGCTGAAAAATAGTTTCAGAGAAACCGATAAAAATTGCACTGCTTACCATCTTTGACCGATTTTCTTTTCGAAATGACTCCATCATCGGTTAGATTTTTCATGTTCCTGCTGGCAACTGTCATGCTGATCTTGATGCCCTGATCTTTCATCTTGTCGATGTAGTCATAGATCGTGAACTCGTCCGGCTGGATCGGTTGTAATTCGGCTGCCTGCTCTTTGATGTAAGCATCGAGCGCGCTCAGATGATTCCTTGTGGACTGATCCAACTGTCCTCTTCTTTTGTGACTTGCCATATTTTTGTGCTTCCTGTTTTCGTGTTGATTATGCCGTATGCGAAACCCTGCCGCCATCCCAGCTTCGCCGTGTATCGGTCGGCGTATTCCATCTGCTCGATGTCGCCGATGCAGCCGATCGAGAACGCTTCTCCGCCGTCGATGTGACGCCCGGTGTATTGGTTTGGCGTGTGGACGTGTCCATGGACGCACGGGCCGTATCGCTCGAAATGCATCTTCGCCGGGTTGACTCCGCTGTGGAAGCCGTGGATGAACTTCGGACCGCCTTCTGGCAAGCGCAGGTAGTTTCCGACCTTGTAGGCAATCCACTTGATCTTGCGCTTGGTGAACTGTCGCTGCGCGGATTCAACGAGTCCCTGGCAATGCTCGCGTAAGACGCCGTTGGTCGTGGTGTGAGCCATCTGCCAGATCCGATCGTCGTGATTCCCTAGCGTGAGGAAGTTAGGTTGGAAAGCATCGAGGAAAGCGATCCCAGCGGCGAAGTCCTCCGACAATCCGCCGGCTTTCTCATCTGGACTGGCGCCTCCTCGAAGTGGAGCGAAGTCGAAGTTGTCGCCGAGGTGGATCGTGTAGTGCGGTTTCCAGTCGGCTTTGAATTTGAGAAGTATCTTCAATGACTCCTGATGAACCATGCTCCCATGATTATCGGCAGCGACGATGAATTTCTTGAAGCTCATGTTTTAGATTTTAAGTTTGTCCCAAGCTGGGAAGAAGATTTCCTCCATGCACCTGACGACCGATTCCTGATCGTAACTCTGCATCCAACCGACTCCCGACAGAAGCAGAGATGCCTCCATCATTTCGTGGCGCAGAGTCTCTTTTTTCACCTTGTCGTTTTTTATCAGATCAGAGATCCAGATGGTTTTAGAATCGTGTTCGTATTGACCATAGGCGTTCTCAAGTTTGCCGACGCGGATCTTCACGTTCTGACCCGCGATTTTAATTTGTTTGGGTAGGGTCATCGGTGTCTTGGTTGTCGATCTCAAACGCTTGTTCTGCGTCCGAAGTGCCAGCGGCAAGTCTCCATGCCGCAGCCTTGAGACAATCGCAGCACCTCAGCCTTGAGCGAGTCGATCTGCGTCTCCTGCATGGCTAGAATCCTGTCCTGCGCTTCGAGGCGGCTTTTCATGAACTGGTAGAACGTCGTGGCGAGCGTCCCAACTGTTGCGCAAAGAACGCCGAACCCAGAGAGGATCCAAGAGATAGGGATTTCGATGATGCCTGTGGCAAGAGTTTCCATATTTAGATTGTGGCTTGAAAGTGCATTGCATCGCGGCCCCATGCGGATCCAGCGCAGCTCCAGCCTTCGGCGGCGAAGATCTCCATCACCTCGATCGGCATGGTGGCTGAGACCGGCCATGATTGGCGGTTGCGGTTGGTTGCTGGGTCGAGGTCGATCGCGGCTCCGCGTGCGTGCAGCGATGGGAGTGATCCTCCGCGCATCGGGCGGTCGTTATAAACGCCGGCGTATTGCTTGAGCGCGTAGCGGCCCTGTGGGATCTCTGAGAGCTTCGAGATGATCCGTTCGAGGGAATCGGCGACCTTGTGATGGCAGCGGATAGTCTTGACCGGCTTGCCATCGTAGCGCATGCCGTAGCTGCTGACATCTATGTTGACGAGCTGCTCCTCGTCCCCGGGCGATCCGTAGAAACCCTGAAGCGCAGCTTGGCTAGTCGATGGCCAGATGCTTGTCGAGGGTCTGAGTTTCCTCAGATACTCCTGACAAGCAGCGATCGACCGAGCGCCCCAGAATCCATCTGGAACGGCTCCGACCTTCTCTTGCAGCGCTTTGATCTCGTCGCGGTTCATTTGCCTGCGTCGCGTGCTTTGATTAGACCGATGCCTGCGGTGACTGCTGCGAACGCACCGACGAGGTCAGGTGATCCGCCGCTGAGGAGCTGGATGGCTACGTTCGCCAAGGTGGCGACGACTGTTAAGATTCCGAGTGCTGTGGTTTTCATGATTCGATTTCTGGTTCTAATTCTGGAGCTGGTTCTGGTTCTGGAGGTGCGACGAAGATGACTGTGCCGTCTGGTTGCGGCTGGAACACGGTGAAGTCAGGCGAAGCAAGTCCATCGGCTTGACCTAGTGCTGAGATTGCCGAGTAGAACGTAGCATAGACCGTGAGAGCATTAACTGCGTTCGTGCCGAACACGTCCATGATCGCTTGCTGCTCGCCAGCGGTGTTTGCCTTAGCGAAAGCGTTGGACATCATGGCTTTGATAAAACTGATCGCCTCGATATTGATCGCGTCGATCTCGTTGGCTAGTTTCTCTGCGGGTGATTTTTGTATGAGTGACATGGTGGTTTGTGTGATTTTACCAATCGAAAGAAACGTGCTGAACAATAACTCCAAGTTGGTTAGTTGTTGCCCCACCTTTCGCTTCGCACATGATTTGATTTGCAAAGTTTTTTTCTGTGGTCGGACAGCCAGATGATAAAGTTCCAAGTAGAACTCCGTTCCCGTTGTAGCATGATGCTGCACCTCCGCTTACTTCGATTCGATAGGCGTTGCCGTAGGTTGAAGTTCCCCAGTTGTCGATCTCGGCACTTCTTTGGACTGCACTTGTGCCATTGACTGCAATAATTTTCACACTACCAGCAATGCACTCTAATCCGACCCAGCCCTGACCTGCTGAAGTTCCAGTTTTCACCATTCCAGAGATAGTGCTGACATTGGATTCCAAAGATCCGAAAATATAAGCCCAGTCATAATTCGTCGATGGATTTCCTAGTCGACCTCGAAGCGTTATGCTTGCTGATACTGGTTGATTAAAAAAGATCGAAGCAAAAGTAGCTGTTGAAAGTGACCCGATTGAAACACGATTTCCCGCAGTATAAAGAGCGGCAGAGCCAGCGACCGTTCCGTTTGAACATTCAACTCGCAAGAAACTATTGGCTTGGGTTGTTCCGCCTCCAAGAGTTGTTATAGCAGTCCAGCCAGAATTTAAATCGTAATTGATAGACTTCATCGGGTTCACATACCTGCGATCTCCGATTGCTCTGGTGATAGCGCTTGTGTCGTTTGTGGCTGCCTGCCCTGTGAGTTCTGTCTGACCGCTGAAGGTCTTATTCCCTGCGATGGTCTGTGCGCCTGTGAGCGCGACGTAGAGCGTATCGAGATACGTTTTGAGAAATGCCTTGAGATTAGTAAATGTCAGCTTCTTCAGACCGAAAGATGCTGCGCTGTCGGTGATAGGTATCTCGTCTGCATCAACTGGTGTCGTCTTCGATGTGGCAGCGGTGATGAGTGAAGCGATCCGAGCGCCTGTCTCGTCGCCTGTGTTCGTGCCGCTATTCGTGCCAGTGATGTCAGAAGTTAATGCGACTGTGCCTGACTTGTTCGGAAATGCAATCGCTCGGTTTGCTGTCGGGGCGTGGGAAAGCGTGGTGGCATAAGTGCCGTCGTAAAGTTTGAAGGTTGAGCGAGACTGGATGTGAGCATTGGTGCCTTTTGTGGAGATATGTGCGCTGGCACCTTCTGTGTAGATTTCTCCATTGTCTCCACTTGTGGAGATAAATCCAAGTTGCCCTGTTGTGTAGATGTTCGCTGCGAATCCGCTTGTTGAGATAGACCCATTGATTCCAGTCGTGGAGATACCACCGCTCGATGTAACTGTCCCAGTGAACGATGGACTATCAATCGGTGCAGCACCAATATCAGCAGGAGTAATAGGGTCGCTTCCGCCGATGGCGTGAGTCTGTGCGTGCAGCGGAAGGGTCTGGCTCGTTCCGAATAGTAGCTGATGATTGTTTGCAAAACCAGTCGTTCCAGTTCCGCTAGAATCGACAAGAGTTACTGGGAATGTAAAATATGCGTTAGTTGTCCCGCCTCCAGTCAATGTTGGTGTTCCAGATATTAACCATAATTGGAAATTTTCTGATATGTCACGATCTTGCAGGAACAGTTGCTGACCTTCTTGAATGAATCCTAAGAAAAATTCAATGTCGTCAGCATCTTGATTCTTGTGCGACACGTTAATGCTAGTTGCATTTATCTGAGTCGCATTGTTCCAAATAACATGACCATCGGTTGGATTGCCAGTAGTTATCGTGGTCTTGGCTCGATAATTCCAAGCGGTTGTCGAAGATCCAGATGCTCCAGT